AAGACTGCGCCAGGCTGTCGAGAAACGTTTCCTCGGTGCTGTTGGAAACAAGCCAATGGATAACGGCCTTGCTTGAGCGGATGGGGTTTTCGCCAACCCGCGAGCCGTCGCCCTCCCAGGTCGCGGTAAAGCCGGGCGTCGCCACGGTGAACGTGGAAACGCTGCCGGAATAGCCGGCCTCGTCGATATCTACCTTCCAACGGACGGCGTTAATGTCATCGAATTCTGCGCGGTACTTGATACCCATTACCTTACCCTCCCTCTATTTGTTTCGGCCCGGTCGAGCATGATTAGCAGATCCTGACCGCTTACGCGTGTTGTTAAATTCCCGCCGCCGCCTATCATGTCTTTCAGCTTGTTCAGCGGTGCCACTACCTCAGGATTGGAGCGGGCGCCGGGATACTCGCCCATGAGGCCCAATGTCGGGCCGGATATGATACCGCCGTCTGCGAAGGGTCGTATGCCAGCGGGTTGGTTGTTAGGCGCTGTGTTGCCTTTGGATTGCCTGCCTTCAATACCTTTCTGCATGATGCCCTTCACCGCTCCCGCTGCAACGATAAGCGCGGCACCGGCGATAATCGCGCCGGCGGGCTGTGTGAATAGCAGGGCTTGGAATTTCTGCGAGGCAAGGCCCGCCGCCATCATAGCTTGGCCGAGGGTCTGCATGAACCCGGCGAGGGTAGATAAGAGCGCGTCGCCGAACTTAGCCAAAGGGTCTTCAGCGCCTGCTACGATGTTCATCGCAAGGTCTCCCAGCGCCCCGGCCATATTGACGGCCATTGACTTAATGCCGCTGTCGAGGGCGTTGCCGATGTCGGTCGCGATTTGGAAGGCGCGTTCAGATACACCCATGCGGGCGTAGTCGAATGCTTCGTAGATTTTGGCGCGAAGGTTTTCTTTGAAGTTCACCGTGCCGAGACCCATAATGGTGAGCGGGTCGGCGGCTGTAGGTGGTGGTGCGGCCTGTACCTCAAGCATCGCTTTCGCGATATTTTGCCGCGTCATTTCGGCAATGTCCTGCGGCTTTGGTATGGGTACTATTCCGGCGTTGGATTTACCGGGGGTTTTCTTTTGTGATTGTGCTTGGTATTTAGACTGGGCTACCTCTGTTTTAATATACTGACCTTCAAGCGATTTAAGCTGCTCGTCAAGCTTATTGTTTTCCGTTGTAAGGTCGCTAAGTGACCGGCCTAACCCATCGGCGCTTTCCGCCGTGAGCTGCATTGTGTAGCTCGTCCCGGTTGCGAATGACTTAAACGCGGCGGTGGCTTTGTCAGCAAAGCTTGCGTTATCGGACAATTTACCACTGGTTATATCCGCTATCTTGTTATTGTTCTCTGCACGTTTAGCGATAAGCGCATCAATCTGCGCACGCAATACAGCGTTATGTATGTAGTCGTTTAGCTCTGTATTTGTTTTTGCCAGAGCATTTGCGTTTCCGATTTCGTTATCGGCAAGGCTTGGAACAATTTCTTTAAGCTTGTTCAAAGCCACAAGCCTTTCGTCTTCGCTCTTAGTGGTGTCGTTTATAACTCCCTTGTAAAACTCAACCTGTAGACGCTGTTTTTCTACGCTTCCTGTGGCCTCCCTTAATACGCTATTAACCGCCCGTTGCGCTTTTTCGGTGCGGCTCATTTGGTCAGCAAGGCTGCTAATAATTATTATTGCGGCAGTCGCTATACCTATTAAACCGGTAGGGCTTAACGCAATGTTAAACAATTTCTGCGCAACGGTAGCGCCCTGTATCTTCCCTATCAATGCCGTAATAGTTCCTTCTAATGCTACTATTCCTTCCACGCCCTGACCTACAGCCATAAGGCTTTGCAATGTGGCCGTGACTTCCGCCGCGCTTTTGGTATCCATACCAAGCAGGTGCATAGCGCCTTGCATTCCGGCCACGGCTTGCGTCGCTTCATTAAATCCACGGGCGGCCAGCTTCGCCTTGCCTTCCAGATCCGCCGCCATGATAGCGTCGTTCACGTCTTCCATTTGGCGGCGGGCTGCTATGGCCTGCTCGGTTACCTTCTTAAACCCGGCGCTGCCAGCCTCGCCCATCTGCATATAAGCGCCGGCGAGGTTGGTCAGGTTGCGGTTCTGCTGCTTAAGGTTTGCGCCGGGATCGGTAGCGCCCTTAAGCAGGCGCTCCATAGATTTCTGCGCTTTGGCGGCTTGCTTTTCTAAACTTTGGGACGTACCCTGAAACGCCTTAACTGCATCGTCAAGACCTTTCTTCAGCGCCTCTGTATTGGCACCGATGACAATGTTTAAGCTATCTACTCCGCCGCGTTCTGCCATGTCCGATTAGCGGTGGTAATTCACCTCGAATTCAATCTGCACAAGGTAAATCTGGTCATTGCCGGCGCCGTCTTCAGGCAGGTGCGATTCGCCCAGGTATTCGATGTTGGCCACAGATACGCCGTCAAATGTGCCTTGCCGTTTGTCAAGCCCGGTGCGGATGGCCTCCGCAATCTCCTGTGCCTCGGTTACGGTTTCCGCATAGATTGAAAGCTGAATCTGCGCGAAGTCGAAATTCGATGCGCTGTCCTTTTGCGGCTCTGGCCGGTTGCTGAGGAGCTGGTGGGCTACATACGGGTAGGCTGTGGATTGCGGGGCGCGGACTGGGAATACCTTATTGGCTGGTATCTCCGCTGTTATTCCGGTCGTGTTGGCCATCAGGTAATGAATCGCCTTTACTGCTTTGTTCATGGGGTTCGGTTTTCGGTTTTATCTGTTTCGGGAATCGCTTGTCTGTGTTTAGCTTTTCCTGTATTCGTTTCAACTCATTCATTCGTTGCCGCCTTTCCTCCGGCCATTCAAGCAGGTCAGTAGGCTTGACCGGGTGCTTTGCGTGGATGTTCCAGATAGCTGCTGCCAGCCATCGGGTTCTGTTCCATGCGTCGCGCTGCTCCCGCTCAGCCGCCTTGCGTTTCCCATCCCACGCCAGCCTGAACCATTGCGGGCAGGCTTGCTCCATGTCGGCCGGCCGTAGGTTTAATTCACCGAACGCAATCCGCTCGATGTCCCACGCGGTCAGACCGTTGGCGGCAGAATCTCCCCCGACTTGGGGGCCTCGCTTTCTGCCTCGTCGGCCGGCTGCTCTTTGGCTTCGTCGGCCCCGGTGAACTTGGCCCAAGCCTCGCTAAACGCGGTCAGGCTGGGTGCAAGTTGTTCCAGGCTTTCAATGGCCTCCAGCAGTTCATCCGGATCGCCAAACGGTTTCGGCTTGCCGGACTTGACCGCGCCAGACACAAGCCCAGCCCATGCCACGGTGGCTGTAAATTCCACCATGTCTGCGAGGTTTTGGCTTGTGGCTTTTTCGCTCAGTTGTGTTGCGTCGATTTTCATCGTGCGCAGGATGCGCGTAAGCGCCGCCACAGGGTAGGCGATTGGATAGGCTTGGTTTGCGATAGTCAGCTGCGTCATGTGTCAGGTATTAGGATACGTTTCCAAGAGTGATTGTGCCGGTCATCTGCATGGTGCAGCTGAATGTCGCGCTCTCGTTTTGCGGGGCGCTTGCCGATACGCTGCTGATCAGCACGGAGCTTTCCAGGTAGTCGTCGCCGGTGCTTTGGCTTGACCAGCGGATGGTAAACGCGGTACCTGCGAGCGCATCGGTTACCAGGTCATCAAAGCTGAGGCCCTGAGACGATACCGAGGCTTCGTATTCGAACAATCCTTCAAATTGAAACGTGCCGCCTTTTTCGCCGGCAACGTATTCTTTGAAACCGCTGCTGTCTTTGGTCGTGATTTCAATCATGTCGATTGACAGGTCGGCGCCAGCGGCGCGGCCGTTTGCAATCTTGGTGAAAGTGGAAGGGCTGCCTGCCACCTTGTACAACCCGATAAGGGTTCCGTTAACTATTCCGGTCGTTGCCATATCTGTTTATTTTTTGTCTTGAATGTTTAACTTTTCGCGCACCCGCTTGATGATGTTCGCAGACACACGGGCGCGGTGCATCTCGAATGCCGGCCCCATGAATGGCCGGGCCGTGCGGCGGATGGATTTTCCGCCGTATTCCACGATGTGCGCGTAATAGGCGGACGTGCCGCGCTTTTTACCTTCGCCGCGATAGTTCACACCGATAAGCGCCTTAGTCGGGAAACGGCTGTCATTCTTGCGGATGAAGCCGATCTGCGAGCGAAGCAAGCCGGAATCTACCGGCACGCGGGCGCGGGCGCTGGCTACTATCACCTTTGACTCCTGTCGCACAATTCGCCCCACTACCTTATCGGCGGCGCGGTCTTTAATCGCTTTCAGCTTGTCCACTATGACTTGAGTGCCCTCTACTTTTAAATCAATCATACCTGTCTCAGCGCGTCAAGTTCAAGGTAAGCGCGGCGGTTCACTTCGCGCACGTTCTTAATGTCATAGGT